CGTTGCAGAGTTCAACGATTTATTTATGAGAGGTGAAATGGCTTTAGATACCGATGGGACTTGGCCGTCTTGTATTAATTTGGCTCGTAAGAATTATGCTGTTATGGACTCCAAGGGTAAAGTAAAATTAACTGGTAACACTATTAAATCTAAAAAATTACCATTATATATTGAATCATTCTTAGACAAGGGGGTTAAAATGTTATTAGAAGGTAAAGGACAAGAATTTGTGGAATGGTATTATGAATACTTACAAAGAATCTTTGACCAAAAAATACCTTTAAAACAAATTGCTCAAAGAGCCAAGGTTAAATTATCATTAGAAGATTATAGAATTAGAAGTACTCAAAAAACTAAATCAGGAGGTTCTATGAGTAAAATGGCTCATATGGAATTAGCAATTAAACACGGATTAAACATAAACTTAGGTGATGTTATTTTTTACGTGAACAATGGACTTAAAGCATCTCACGGTGACGTACAAAAGAAAGGTGATAATACAATTTTGAATTGTTATATGTTAGATAGTAAGGAGTTAGAAGATAACCCTGACTTAACAGGAGAATATAACGTAGCGAGGGCGATTACAACATTCAACAAACGTATTGAACCATTATTAGTCGTATTTAAAGATGAGGTTAGAGATGGGTTATTAGTTTTGGAACCTGAAAAACGTGGGTTATTCACTAAAGAACAATGTGAGTTAATTAACGGAAAACCGTTTGACGAATCAGGTCAAGATAAACTTGAGGATGTATTGGCAATTTCAGAACCTGAGATGGTATATTGGAAAAAAAGAGGATTAAGTCCTGACTATATGTACGAATTGGCGGAAGAAGGATGGGAAAAATATATTAATTAAAACAAAAAAGGAATATGTGTTATTAACATATTCCTTTTTTTTATGATTGTTTTAAACCATCAGAACTCATAATATACCAATTACCACCACTGAATACGAATTCAACACAAGCACCTCTACTAATTAAAATTTCATCAAATTCTTCATCAATTTTACCAGTACTTGTTAAAATTAAAACGTTTGTTAATGCTTTGATTGTTATGTGGTCAGTTGTTGAGTGGTCCAATATTACTTTACAGTTATCCACCTCTTTTACAATCACAAATCCTTCACCCCTTGTTCTAAATTGACTATCAGATACTATTGCAGTTTCTGATGAAACTACTAAATTTCCGTTTACGATTCTTTCTGAAGGTGTACTTCTTATTATTGCCATATAATTAAATTACGTATATTTGTCTTGGCATTGCTCTAAACTTCATTGCCTTATTTAAATTTTCTGCGATTGATGCTTCTTTTTCCATCATTTTTTCAGGTCTTAATCTTTCAAGACGTGCCATTAATTCTTCTTGTAGTTTCGCTCTTTCATCTTTACCCTCAGTTAACAAACTTGTATAATCCATAGTAAGTTCACTATCAGGTGTTTTTAAGTTACCACTATATTTTCCTCTAACTCTTCCTAAAGTTTCTTTACATAATCCGATGAACCATCTTCTTACCCATTGTTGAGCGGGATTATTTAAATCAACCCAAGAAATTTCATCAATCGGAACGTCAGATGGTAATTTTACAATATCAGGATTTGCCTTTAAACAAGCGTCTCTATCGGGACCGTCAACATCGTAATACCAATACCAAACTTTACCACCCTGCATATTTGCACTACCAAAGTCAAATTTACCACCAGGTGTGTTCATTAAATGAATCATTTTTTTGCCGTCAGGTAACGCGGTTATTCTATAAGTTAAATCACCTCCTAAGATACGTCTTTGTATGTTGGTTTCTTGCATTCTTAACAACATATCAAAAGCCGGCATCATTGTGTACGAACCTGAATAACCCAATTGAGCGAATCCACCCGTTCCACCAAGTCCAGGTCCACCCATAGCACCAAATGCGAATGGGTCAAAAAGAACATTGGTTAATGTTGCGGGAGTAAACCAAAGTAATTCATTAATTTCTCTTCCTTTAGGTATTTCATATAATTGTTGTCCTCTAACTAATTCAAAATAATCTTTTTTCAACACCCAATCTCCTCCAGCTTGTAACCCAACAATTTTAGAATATGCGTAAGAATATCTTGTTTCATAATCTAAACTTCTTGTAATAAACGCTCGAGTCAGAGATTGTTCGTCTAAATTAAGATTTTGAAGTGCCGCCCATTGAGATTCTATTAACCAATCTTGAATGTATTGAGAATAGTCCCCAATAGATAATTCAAGTAATGAATCTAACATTTCGTCTTCTAATTCAACACTTCTTAACGGAGCTCCAAGTAAATGTTTAACTCTCGTATATAGTTTTGTTCTTTGTGGTTCTGCAATTATTCCCATATTATGTTTTCTGATAAATATTTGTTACAATCAATTAATTCCAAATCTTTAGAACCAACTAATGTCATAATTTCATTTTCATTTGGAATAACGAATGTATTTTTATTGATTTTAATACCATTTGTTTTATAAATCTTAACAGTTTTACTTTTAACATTGACAAATATGATAATATCAACTTTCTTATATTCTTGAAGACTTGACGAACCTTGTATTGAAAAACTACCATCTGGTAATTGTGTTATAATTTGAAAAGGTTTAATTTGACCCGTTAATGATTGGTTATTTATAGTTACAGTGGCATCAATCCCTGACAACATATCTGAAGAACTACCCGCTCCGGCTTGGATTTCACAAGCACCTTCACCTAAATGTTGGTTAATAATTTTCATTGCCGCGTCTTCATTTCGTTTACCTAAACAATCGGTTCTTTTTAAGATACCCCCTATTTGTTTTAAAGTATTAGATTGTGTATTTCTATTGAAAATTTGTGAACGAAGTCCGTCTAAAACAGAAAAGAATCTTTTTAATTCAGATAAATTTATCTGTGGGTCATCACCGTATTCTATTTTAGGTTGTCCATTTTGAGACAAATATTGGTTAATATCTTTATGGATAACACAAAATGCAGAATATGATGAAGTTAAATTCATTAATAAAGACCTAACATTTTGTTTATCGTATAAACCTGCCTCGTGACCAACAAATAATGAGTTTTTTTCTCTCCAATTTTGAGGGTATTCTTTTTTAAGAATATCCATCCACCCTTGTACATAGTCATATTTAAACTTCTTAAAAATGTATGGTAAATTACTGGATGGAAATAATAAGGATTTAAATTTAAGTTCCTCACTGTGAGAACAACTTTGAGATTTTATTTCTGATTCTGTTAAAATATCTTGAGATGTACTATTCATTAATTGCATCATAACTACTTCTTCATCAATACGAGTTTCAATTTTCATTTTATAAAGTTTTTCAACAAACTCCCAATTAACAACTTCCCAAAAGTTTTTAACATATTCGTCTCGTTTATTTCTGTATTTTAAATAATAAGCATGTTCCCATATATCTAATCCAAGAATTGGGTACCCACCATTTTCAACATCGTTCATTAATGGATTGTCTTGATTTGGTGTTGACATAATCTTTAAAGAATTGTTTTTGGTGATAACTAACCAAACCCATCCTGAACCAAATCTTTCTTTTGCAATTGCGTTAAATTTTTTCTTTAAACCCGCAAGACTTCCAAAATCTTTTTCAATTCTTTTTAAAACTAATCCTCCCGGTTTTTGTTGGGTTGGGGATAACATTTTCCAAAATAATGCGTGATTGTAAGCTCCTCCGGCATTGTTTCTAACATCATTATTAAATCTACTAATTGTTTTAACTATTTGTTCTAAATCTAAATCCCCAAATTTTTTCTTATCCAATGCTAAGTTTAATTTTTCCACATAACCTTTGTAGTGTTTGTTATAGTGGACATCCATAGTTTCGGGGTCAATAAATCTTTTAAGGGAACTGTAGGAGTAAGGTAATTTTTCAATACCTATTTTTTTCATTTCATTAATGAAAAATTTTTGGGCAAAGTCACGTTCATTTTTTTTAACTTCTTCTTTCAACTCTTCAATCTTGTTTACTAAGTTTTTCATATTTTAGGCAATTTTGTTTATAATAAATAATCGGGAATTCAGATTTATCTACTATTGTTTATAGAATTCAAAACTTCTTCAACAAAATCCGTCTTATCAAGGTTATCACCCATAACAGTTTCAATGATTGATTTCTTCTTGGATAATATATCATAAATAACACCTTCTATGGTGTTTTCAAATATCGGATAATACACCGATACATTTGATTTTTGTCCATATCTATACGCCCTATCTTCAGACTGACTGTGGTCCGAAGGTAAAAACGACAAGTCATTCATAATAACCGCCTCCGCAGCTGTTAACGTGATTCCAACTCCCGCGGCTTTAATATTACCCACAAAAACATTTATTTTATCATTATTTTGGAATTGGTCAACTGCGTATTGTCTTTGTGGTTGAGAACAACTTCCGTCAAGAAAAACACATTGTTTTCCAAAATGTTCGACTAATTTTTGAAGTGAATTTGTAAAGTTTGTAAAGATAATCACCTTCTTACCTTGTTCTATGATATTCTCACATAACTCGATTGTACTTGATATTTTTTCCTCAGCAATGATTTGTCTGACTTTAGTTAATTTTGAAAATTGTAGTGTTAATGATGATGATTCTTCGGTTTTAGTTCTATACCAATCGTAATACTCTCCCATTAATTCTTCGTATAATCTTGATTTTAATCTCAGGTATACTGGTGTTATAATTTTATCAGGTAAATCTAACACATCTTCTTTCAAACGTCTTAAAACTTGTCTTGATGTTCTGTCTCTTAATTCTTCTAAGTTTGACGCCCCTTTTACATTCCACACCTTTCTTGGTCCCGCCTTAAATTGATACCCTTCACAATAACGAATTGCATAAGCCATCCAATTCTGTGCCACGGGAGACTCAATTAAGTTTAATAAATTGTAATAATTTATTGGTCGAGAAGTCATTGGGGTACCTGTTAATAACCATAATCTATCAACTTGTTTGGCAAAATGATTGACAAGTTTTGTTCTTTGTGCTTGAGAGTTTTGAAGATAATGAGCCTCATCGATGATTATTAAATCAAAGTTTGTTTGATATATTGGACTGTTCTCTTTGTCCTTAATATCGTAGAAATTTTTAATAATGTCGTAATTAATGATTACGAAGTCGTGTTCTGTTGAGTAGTTTTTACCTTCACAAATATAGACACTTCTATCAGTATAATTCTGAATTTCCCTCATCCAGTTAATTTTAAGGGATGCCGGAGAGATGATTAATATCTTTTTTGCTCCTGTCTCTAAGGTTGCGATAATTGTTGAGGTTGTTTTACCTAACCCCATATCATCCGCCAAAATAAATCTTTTACATCCTACTAATTTTTCTATAGCCTCTTTTTGGTGATTAAGTGGGGGACGATGAGAATATTTCGAGTAATCAATTTCAACCTTTTCAACATTATGAGTTTTGATAACAGCACCTTTTGGCAACCAAAATTCGTGCAAATCTTCATTTTCAAACACCTTACCCCAAATGTGATAGGATTTGTCCTTTTCAACTAAAAGTTTTTCAATCCAAATTTGTTCAGGGACTTTAGTGTATAGTTTTTCATCGGCAATCTTTTGAGCGAAGTAGGGGTCCAAATTAACCCATTTCTTTGCAACCTTAGGAACGACGTTAAAATAATTTATAATGTATTCTGACTGAGCTCTTGTTGGGAAGAACTTTTTATTCAACTCTTGTTGTCTTTTTAACCTCATCAAATAGTTATTCGCACCAGAATAAGTCCCAAGAATCTCAAGGGCTTGTTGTTCTATTAATGGTTTACTGTCTGATGTATTAATTTCCAAATCGCAGTTATTTATGTAATGATAATAAACTTTTAGATATTTATCAATATGAGTCAAAATAAAGTACCTATAACAAGATTAGGAAAATTTTTCGGTGGAGAAGATTTCAATTTAGAGGTTGGAATGGGAAGGGAGTGGTTAGAGGGAGATATGAACTTCACTTTAATACTATATCGTGTTGATAGATATAAAACCAAAACAGATGATGTTTACGGTGAAACCGTCTCCAATGGTATTAAGTTTCAAGTTCCTGTGGAGTTTAAGGGTCTTGTTCAAGTAATGGCACCTGAGAACAAGTATATAGGTAATTCTAAAATTGAACAGTTTGAGCCAGGTAATATTCGTATATCGGTATATCAATCACAACTTGAAGAATTGGGTATTGATATTGAATATGGAGACTATATTGGATACTACGAAACGGAAACAAGAGTTAGATACTATGTGGTTAATAATGATGGTAGAGTTGTCTCAGATAATAAACATACGTATGCGGGTTACAAACCATTTTACCGAACTATTACGGCATCACCTGTAAGTGCTGACGAATTTAAAGGATTATAATGAAAATATTAATTACAGAATCACAAATAGAGGTATTACGAAGAGCTCACGAAATAAGTGACCTTGTTGATTACGTTATTCATCATTTGAATAATGAGATTAAAAGTGGTGGTCCAAGAAATAAACCCGACAATTTTGGGGTATATGAAAATTGGGTAGCCCAAAGACTTAGTGATATGTTCCAACGTAGACACCCTAACATTGATTATAAAAAAATAGATTTTTTAAGGATAATATCTGCGGTGTATAACGATAAACTAAAAACAGGGTTCAAATACTCTAGAAAGAACTAATGAAAATATTATTAACGGAAACCCAGTATGAAAAAATAGTTGAAACTGTCACAAATAAAGAAGTAATTTGTGACAATTGTGGTTGGTCTTGGGATTTATCTGAAGGTGGTGACGACCCATATATTTGTCATAAATGTGGACACGATAATTCTGAAGAAGATTTTAAAGGTAAAAGAGTTATGGTTTATTATAACTTACATAAACATACTTTTTCGGTTACTTATAAATCCAAAGTAATCCTTCACGCAGATTATGTTAAATTAAACGATGTTGAGTTTAGGGTTAGAAAGGGTGGAAAAGAAAAAGTTAGAAGTGAAAAAAGTAAAAATGTTCACGCTTTTGTTATTGGAGATTTAGTTGATTATTGTAAATATCCTTGTAAAAATATGCCTCAGGAATCAAATGATAATGTCGTAACATACGACCCTTACAAATATGATAGTTTTGTTTATAAATCAACAAAACAACCTGTATATCGAGCGAAAGAGGTTGATATGATTAACCAAAAGAATAAATTATTCGTAATTAACGAAATTTTAAAATACTAATATGGGATTTCCTAAACAAATAAAAAAAAATATTGAGTTAACTCCCTACAGGACATTATATCCTCGTAGAGTTGAGTTATTAGATAAAATTAACGAACACGGAACTTTTTTACCAAAATCAATTTTACACGCAGATTTGGATGGAGGATTTTTAGATTTTGTTAAAAATGATTTAAAAGTGGTTACAGAAGGAAAAGTAATTCCAACAACAGATATTTTAATTACCACACAAAATTGGGCTCAATTTACACAAACTTGGAACTTCCAAGACTTGGATAAAAATGTCTCACCACCATTTATTACAGTTGTTAGAAATCCTGAAATAAAATACGGTTCATTACCATCACTACTGTGGACAATCCCAAACAGAAAAGAATTTTATTACGCCTCGGTTCCAAGTTTTGATGGGAATAGAATTAATGTTGATGTGTATAAGATACCTCAACCTGTTCCTGTTGATATAAAATATTCTGTTAAAATTATTTGTAACAGAATGAGAGAATTAAACACTCTTAATAAAACTATTTTACAGAAATTTTCATCAAAACAAGCATATACTCAAATTAAAGGACATTACATTCCTATAATTATGGATAATGTATCTGACGAATCGGTAATGGACGTTGAGAAAAGAAAATATTATATACAAAGTTACGAGTTCACTATGATGGGATTCTTAATGGATGAAGATGAGTTTGAAGTTAAACCCGGTGTCGAAAGAGTTTTCCAATTATTCGAAACAACTCAAGGTGTTGATAATAGAAAAAGAAGGTCTCTATCAGACAATCCTAAAAATTATAATACCACGATTGAATTTGTTGACGAAAATGTTTTTGCAACAAAAAGATTTTACGATAAAGTTGATTTGACATTAATTAAAACTGACAATGTTGATTCATATGATGTTTTTGTTAATGATGAATACTACGGTATAAACCCTGTCAAAATACAACTAAATGCTAATAGTATTGTTAGGTTTGAAATCGTGAAAGAATTTCCAAATCAAACGTCGACTATTGAATTTAAAGCGACGATAGTCTAACGCTCACCATAGATATCTTTCTTTTCTTTACAAGTTTCGATAATTAAATTCTCCACAAACTTGTAAATCTTAATACCTTTTTTATCGCAATATTTCTTCAATATTTCGTGAGATTCAACCGAAATCTTAAGATTTTTAATTTTTTTATTGTTATCACTCATATACATAAGTAGAAAAAAGGTAGAAAAAAGTCTGCCAAAATAAAAATATCTTTATAAAAGTAAAGTTTTTTCATATAAAAACAAATATTTATGAATAAATAAAACTGAACAGAAATTAAAAAATAATGGCAACAAACAGTAAAGTATTCGTGTCTCCTGGAGTATACACTTCTGAAAGAGACTTAAGCTTTGTGGCTCAGAGTGTTGGTGTTACAACTTTAGGTATAGTTGGGGAGTCTTTAAAGGGTCCTGCATTTGAACCTATTTTTATAACAAACTACGACGAGTTTCAAACCTATTTCGGTGGGACTAACCCAGAAAAATTCATAAACACACAAATTCCAAAGTACGAATCATCGTATATTGCAAAATCATACCTACAACAATCTAATCAAATGTTTATGACAAGAATATTAGGTTTATCAGGTTATGATGCGGGTCCGTCTTGGTCAATTCGAACAATTGCAAATGTTGATTCAACAACAGTTGGGTTCGAGGAATATTGTACAAGTATCCCTAATTATAAAGATGGTACCTGTGATTTATCGTGTACTGCGGACACAGTATCATTTGATGTTAATTTCACTGGTACTACTAATGTTGACGGTAGTATTAGTTACTCAACAGCATTCCCTGCTGAAATTCAAAACATTTTGAATAATAGTTATACCCAATTCAACGGTGGTACATCAACTTTAAACCAAGATATTCAATCTCAACTACAATCTATTTTCCAAAACAATAGTTTAAGTGCAACATCTATCAACTATTGGGGAACTATTTCGGAAATTGATTATGGTATTTTAAGCTCCGTGTTCACAACAGAAACTAATGTATTAGGTGTTCCTTCAATATCTTCTTATTATGAAGATTACACTGACCCTAAAAATGACCCTTGGTATTATGCGTTATTTAACAATTATAGTGGTAATAGTTATTCAGGATTTTCATTTTGGACTACAGTTACTGGTTTAACTATAACATCATCAATACCTGTAACTCCATCAGGTACCACAACAACAACAACTACTACTACACTAAATCCTTGTTCAACAACAACGACTACATTACCTGTAACTACAACAACTACAACTCAACCAACTAGTTTCTCAGGGACGGTTCACGGTAAAATTTATTACTATACAGGAACAAGTTACACTAACTATAATAATTTAGTTGTTGCAACTTTACGTTCAAGAGGTATATCTCAATTTAATTCAACTAGTGATGGTCCAACTTATGAAGTTAGTCCATTAAGTGCAGTTACTTTAGATTTTTCTGGAAGTTATTCATCTGTTGATAAAAACCCATATGCACCGTTTGCAATTAACGTTACTAACGATAGTGGTAAGAATTTAGTTTTCAAAACTTCTTTATCGATTTCTGATTCAACTTACTTACCAAAAGTATTTGGTAGTAGTAATTTTGATAAACCAAGAAGTGAGGTTCCTTTATTTGTTGAAGAACATTTCCATAGTTTATTAAGATGGGCGTATAATAAAGGTTACGTTAGAGGTTTAAAATCCCAATTAGTTTCTTTACCGGACGCAAGAAGTAATGAGTCAGATAATATCGCATACTACGCTGAGAGATATCAAGCACCTGAAACTCCTTTTTTAGTTTCGGAATTAAGAGGTACTAAAGTTTATAGATTATTTAAATTTATATCAATTGCGGATGGTAATAGTGCAAACTACCAAATAAAAATATCAATTTTTAATATTTCATTTAGTAATGGAACATTTGATGTAATGGTTCGTGATTATTACGATACTGATGATGCACCTGTTGTTTTAGAGAAATTTACTAATTGTTCTATGGACCCTAACCAAAATAACTTCGTAGCTAAGAAAATTGGTTCATCAGATGGGGAATACTCATTAAATTCTAAATTTATAATGGTTGAACTTAATGAAGATGCTCCGACGGATTCATTACCTTGTGGTTTTGAAGGATATAACTTTAGATTATACGATGGAGTTAATTCACCATTCCCAATTTTTAAAACTAAATATGATTTTCCTGGTGAAACAATATTTAACCCTCCATTCGGATTTGCAAGTGGTACTGATAATCCTACAAGAAGTGCTGGAGATAACGTAAGAAGAACTTATTTAGGTGTATCAAGTAATATTGGATATGATTTAGATTTCTTCCAATATGTTGGTAAACAAAATCTTGGAGATACAGCATCACCGGCATTACAAGATTGGGCATATATGACTAAAGGATTCCATATGGACTCAGGAGCAACTGTTGTCACAATTACTGACGGTGTTACTTCAGGTAAAACGGCATTTGCGGTTGGGGCAGCTCCATTTAGAGGTGAACCACAAAACGCGGATAATCCTTATTATAGATTATTTGCAAGAAAATTCACTTTATTATTTGCGGGAGGATTCGACGGATGGGATATATACAGAGAGTCTAGAACAAATAGTGATAGATTCCAATTAGGTTCTTCAGGTTATTTAGCAGGTGCGGCACCTGATGATAGATATCCTAACGCTACAGGTACAGGATTATTCAGAAGAATAACTGTAGAAGATAATACTCAAGATTATGCAAACACTGACTACTACGCTTATTTATTAGGACAAAGAACTTATATAAATCCTGAAGCGGTTAACATTAACGTGTTTGTTACACCTGGTATTGACTTCCAAAACAATAGTAACTTAGTTGAGGACGCTGTTGAAATGATTGAATATAATAGAGCGGATTCATTGTATATCTGTACAATCCCTGACTTTAATATGTTTGTACCATCAACAACTAACGAAACTGATTACATATATCCACAAGAAGCTGTTGATATGATTGACGGTTATTTAGACTCTAACTACACGGCAACTTATTATCCTTGGGTATTAACTCGTGATACTGTTAATAACACACAAATCTATTTACCAGCAACAGGTGAGGTTTGTAGAAACTTAGCATTAACTGATAATATTGCTTTCCCTTGGTTCGCATCAGCGGGTTACACAAGAGGTTTAGTAAACGCGGTTAAAGCAAGACGTAAACTAACACAAGAAGACAGAGATGTTCTTTATGTTGGTAGAATTAATCCAATCGCAACATTCTCTGATGTGGGAACTGTAATTTGGGGTAACAAAACTCTACAAATTAGAGAAAGTGCTCTTGACAGAATTAATGTTAGAAGATTGTTATTACAAGCTCGTAAGTTGATTTCAGCAGTAGCTGTAAGGTTATTGTTCGAACAAAACGACGATAAAGTAAGACAAGATTTCTTAGACGCAGTTAATCCTATCTTAGACGCTATCAGAAGAGACAGAGGGTTATACGATTTCCGTGTAACAGTTTCATCTTCAGCTGAAGATTTAGATAGAAACCAATTAGTTGGTAAGATTTATATCAAACCTACTAAATCATTGGAATTCATTGATATTGAGTTCTTGATTACTCCAACAGGAGCGTCATTTGATAATATCTAAAAAAAATAAAAAGGGGGTACGTAAAGTATCCCCTTATCGCCTATTTATAAACTATGAGATTAAGAGAAGGATTTACAGAAGAAGGTACTCCAGATTTAAAGTACTACGCGTTCGATTGGGACGATAATATTGTAACAATGCCAACCCGTATTATGGTTAAAGATGATAACGGTGATGTAGTTGGAATGACAACTGAAGATTTTGCACATTATAGAAGTAAAATTGGTAAAGAAGATTTTGACTATAATGGTAAGATGATTGTTGGTTTTGATGAAGACCCATTTAGAAACTTCAGAACCGCAGGAGATAAAGCATTTTTAATTGACTCTATGTTAGCAAAACCGGGTCCTGCTTGGAATGATTTTGTAGAGTGTATTAATAACGGTTCAATTTTTTCGATAATCACTGCGAGAGGACATAATCCAAACACTATTAAAGAGGCGGTTTACAATTATATCATCTCAGATTTTAAAGGGATTAATAAGGGGGAATTGGTTAAAAATTTAAAAAAATACAGAAATTTTACTGACGAAGAAGAACTTTCCGATTTAGAGTTAATTAAAAGTTACTTAGATTTATGTAAATTTTATCCCGTTTCATTTGGGACAGGAGCTGAGGCAAATCCTGAGGAGGAGAAAGTTAAAGCGTTAGATGAATTTGTTAATTTTATTAAGGGACTTTCTCACAAGTTAAACAAAAAAGCGTACCTTAAAAACAATGTGAGGAACTTCTTTTTACCAACGATTGGATTTTCTGATGACGATTTAAAAAATGTGGAAACAATTAAGAAACATTTTGAGAATAAGCCTGATAATATAGTTCAACCATATTTAACAGCTGGAGGCAAAAAAATTAAATATTAAAATAAATTAAAAAACTAGAATTAAATAACTAGTAATAAATAACTAGTAATAATTAATTCTAGTAAAGAATAATAAAATAAAAAAACAAAGTAAATACGAAAATTATTAATTTTAAAGTATTTATTAGTATAAATAAAAAAAAATAACTAAAAAAAAATATTATGGCTGATTTACTGATGAAAATGCCGATACCGTATGAACCAAAAAGGATGAACCGATTCATTCTTAGGTTTCCATCCACCTTAGGTATTAACGAATGGTTCGTAGAGTCTACTTCTAGACCAAAAATAAAAATTGGTTCAACTGAGATTCAATTTTTGAATACATCAACATATGTTGCTGGTAGATTCACTTGGGACCCTATTAACGTTAAATTCCGTGACCCTATTGGACCGTCTGCGGCTCAAGCTCTTATGGAGTGGGTTCGTTTACACGCTGAGTCAGTTACAGGACGTATGGGTTATGCTGCGGGGTATAAGAAAAATATCGACTTAGAAATGTTAGACCCAACTGGTGTTGTTGTTGAGAAATGGATTTTAGAAGGAACTTTCTTAACTGACGTAAACTTTGGGGAGTTAGGATACTCTCAAGATGGTCTTGCAACAATCAGTGCATCTTTAAGAATGGATAGATGTATATTAGTTTATTGATTTTTACTATTGATAAAAAAAATACTTTAACTATATTTAACCGTAGGGACACTATAAAATCTCTACGGTTAATTTTTTTTATATGGATACATCATCACAATATGGACAACAGAACTTTTCATTACCACACGATGTGGTAAAACTACCTTCAAATGGGGTTTTTTATAAATCAAAAAAGAAATCTATCAAAGTAGGTTATCTTACAGCTGCGGACGAAAATTTGCTAATGGCTGGAGGTGATTACGGTAAAGATGGGTTAATTATGACATTATTACGTAATAAAATTTACGAACCTGAAATTAAACCAGATGAATTACTTCAAGGAGATATTCAAGCGATATTAATATTTTTAAGAAACACCGCTTTTGGACCTGAATATTCAT